CGGATTCGATACGTCTCCGACTTCATACCCTGACGGAACGGCCGCCAGAATGCTTATGACGAGCTTTTCCCAGTTATCGAGTGCGCTCTGATTATCGTAGATCGCTACGCCTACGCTTACTACTAGATTTACTTTTAGTTTGACGTTCGACTTACCCAAGAACGTCGGCTGAAGATACGGGACGCTCGGAGTAACCGCAGCGAATGGAACGATCGGAGCTTCTGGAACTGAGTCGTAAGTGTTCGCCGCTACTCCTTGGATCGCTGTTTTAAGTGGAGTACGGACGCTCGTAAGAATAGAAGAAGCTGGCACTTTAGCCGCCGATCATTACGTCGACGTCTACGTAATTTCCTAATAAACCGATTACACGATTCTGGAGACTGCGGCCCATTCTGTAGGGTGAACTCTGGAAGTCGAGACCTTCGATCTGACCGCCCGCAGCTGTGCGAGATTGGAAGACTTCGATAGATACGGCGTAGATGGCGGACTCGATCGACGCGTTTCCGACGTAGAGAGTCGCAGCTGAATAGCCGCTAAGTGTTGCCATGCCGTTCGGGATAATCTGGCGACGTGTTACGTCTGCGCTCGTAAGAGCAGCGGAGAACGAACTGTCTGTAACTTTTGTAAGAGTGTGAGTGGCTGTGAATGGGGCTGGGAGACCAGTTACGACGATCGACTGTCCTACGACGAACGGATGAGTTCGACGAGTAAAGAATGTCGCGACATTAGTATCTAGCTCGTACTCGATTACAGCTGTCGAGTTCTGAATAAGCAGCGGGAGAATAACTTGCTCCGCTGTGTCGATGATGTCGTTTAAGTAAGCGTCGTCGTAGAGAGAAGAGCTAACGCCTAAGACGGATCTTAGCTGCGAAGCTGTAATAATGTTAGGCATTAGCCCTTCCCTTCTACTGCTCGCCTAGCTCGGGAGCGAACTAGGCGATGATCGATTTATTCGGATTACGCCTTGTTATTCTTAAATGCGCCAGCTGCGATCTTGGTCGCTAGTGCGCCATAACCGTAGTAGCCGACTGTAATCTGGCCAGAAGCGATTACGTCCGCGCGTAGGCGGAAAGTAGGTCCTTCATACCATGTGTAAGCGTCTGGGTTAACGACTAGAAGAGTTCCGTCGCCATCGCCGCCGTTTGTAGGATCTACGAATAGATCTAGTCCCGCTACGTTTCCGATTAGTGAATCTGGACGAACTACACCGCCCGCATTCTGTGGCTGTGAAGCGTTATAGATTGGACGTCCTGAATCGTTAAGAGTCATTAGGTTAGCCCATTGACCAGTCGATGCGATAAGTGATTTCGCGAAAGGACGTGGAAGTCCAGCTGTAGCTGCATAAACAGAAGCAGCTCCGCGAGAGATAATTCCGAGAAGCTCTGCGGCTGTCGGATAAGTTGCGACTGTAGTCGCGTCTGTCGTTGAGCCTGAGATTAGAAGACCGTTAACGTAAGCATTCTCGGCCTTAGCCTTAGCTGCTGCCATGTTACGGATTAGCTCATCGAAGAACGCTGGAGACGTGCGATCGAGTAGCTCTACAGAGAATGTCTGGGAGCCACTGAACTTTTTTACGTCCACTGTAATGAACGCGGCGTTCTGGTCTGTATCCGATGGCGCGCCATCTTCTGCGACTACTGCCACACTAGGAGCTTGCGTGATCTTAGGGATCTCGAAAGTCATGCCCGCGTCTGGAAGAGTTCCGCGAGAGATTGCGTCGATTGATGGTCGGATAGTTGTAGATAGTCCGTTAACTACTTCTGCCATCTGGCGTGTAGGTACGAGACCCGCGTTATCTGTTGTGTTATCGGCTGCGAGAACGTACTGGCGAGCTGCATCGTCGCCCATCGCTGCGCGAATAGTGTTTTCCACGTACTTAGCAGCTGTGAACTCTAAGCGTGGCTTGGTGAATGATCCGCCTACGATTGGCTTCGCTGCGGCTGTTGTTGACTGAGCAGCTTCGACCGTCTCGACGGTTTCCGCGTTTGTGACGGTGTTGTCCACTTCGTCTCCTTCTGTTGTTGGTGTTACTTCCTCTTCCACTGTGGAATCGGAGATCTCTTCGGCGACTTCTTCGCCTTCTGTTGCAGCTACTTCACTTACACGAGCAGAACGTACCGCTGGCTCTGTAACTAAAGCGACGCCAGTTAATTCTCCAGCTAAGACGCGCATAGTGCCGTCCTTCTGCATGATGTAATCATCTACAGCTAGTTCGATGGAGAATCCATCGCGAAGTCCGTCCATCGCTTCGGTAAGCGCGTCCGTTCCCGCTGTAGTGTTCGTAATCTTAAAGACTGCATCGATCGAATCTTCGTTTAATGTCATGTCCATGGTCTTTCCGATTGGACGAGTGCGATCGTGTTCCAAGTTTAACTTTACGGAAGCTGGAGCGATTGATCCTTTCGCGAATACGACTTTCCCAGTCGATGCGTTAGCTGCTTCCTCGAATGCGACGATGCGCCCGCTAATAGTGCGCGAGTTAGAATCTGCCGCTGTTATGTTCATTGGTGTCGTGATTTTCATAGAAGTAGATCCTCTTCTTCGCGGATTTCATCGATCGACATAGCACCGATTCGATTTAGGATTTCGTACACTTGCGCGCGTTCCATTGGATTACCGCGCAAGAAATCATCTAGATCGAACTTCACATCTTGGCCCAAGGGAGTAAAGTCCGATAAAGATAGACGCTGCTCGATCGCTGTCATGAGCGGACGCAGCGAATAATCGATAAGAGAACGTCTTTCGGATACAGCGTTCGAGTAAGTAAAGCTATTAGGCTCTGCACTTGCGAAGTAGGCGGGTAGGCCGGCCGCTCTGCATAGTTCTAGGGCTAAGTACCCACGAGCTTCGTTAAGCTGAAGATTTTTAGGATCATAACCGACAGTCTCGATCGACACGTCACCGTTTAAGAATGTAACAGCTTTAGAAGTGCGATTCTTAAATGCTGCTACTAAAGCAGCTACGCGATCTTTCGGAAGTGCTACGCCAGAGTTTTTTAAGATTGTCTGCGGATTAGGATTTATCGCGAAGTCGTAAGCTGTTTTCTCTAACGCCGAAGCTGCGCGAATAGTACGTCCCGCGCGATTTAAGATTCCTTCATCAAGTCCAGTGAAGACGACGAGTTCGCTCGGATCGATTACTGTTCCATCGACAGAATAACCGTCAATCTCTGTTCCGTTAGCGTTAGTCGTAACAGTTACACGAACTGGATCTATTCTTTCCATCGCCTGAATGCGACCAGTGTCGGCGTAGCGTTGCATAACACGCGCGTAGCCGTAACCATAGAACAGAATGTCCTCGGCTAACCATGACCAGAACGCAGAGCCAGCGATTCGCGGGTCTGGCTGATTGATGACGCGCGGCTGTTGGACTCTTTCGCCTGTTGCGATGTTGCGAGTGTGCATCTCGAAAGATCCTAGAGTCGTGCAGATGATGTTACGCGCCCGAGCTAAAGCTGGAACGCCCATCGCTTCCGTACGAGTAGCCGTCTGATTACCCATAAAGTAATAGCCGCCGAGAGAATTAAGAGTGTTTACAGGGTAAAGCGATTCCGCCGCGTCGATGCTGATAGAAGCTGGAGACGCAGCGTTAACCTTCGGAACGAATAGATCGAATAATCCCATGTCGCAATTCTACGAGAGCGCGTTACCGCTATCCGACCATGATGTCAAGATCCATCGGTGGGCGTGTCGCGTAATGCGTGACTAAGGCCGTCGCAACCGTCGCGCAGACAGTCGACTGAGAAGCTCTCCGCCCGATAGTCCAGCCACCATCTCCGAACGGAAGTCTCGCAGCTGATAAGATCTGCTTGGAGAGTTCTGTCTGTTTCGGGTCGTGTCGTAATCTTTTCGATGTGATAGCTCCTAACAATTCGTCGCAAGCTTGGCCATACAGTGCGCCGTCGATGTCCGAGATCGGAATACCCGCTGGAACTAATCGCGCAGCTATAGCCGACGCCGTTCTCTTAGAATAAGCCACTGTCTCGACTGGATACTGCTTTACATAGGGAGCGATGTCGTTCGCGATCGCTTTATCGTCAAGGTTTATCGGATTATGCCAAGTGTGTAAGAGCTTGACGAAGAATCTCTCGTCGTCGATTTGTTGGGCGGCCACTAATGCGGCGTCGCGACGATTCGGACTTACGTCGATGCCCAGCCAAGTCGTCTTCTCTGGATCAAGCTCCAAGCCTTCTTCTCCACACTGATTCCACTCTTCGGCTGGAATAGCTGCCGAGATCGTAGCGACCCAGCGACACAGGACTTCCGTCTTTACGACATCTGGCGGATCGTTAAGAACGGCCCGAATGTTATCTATGTGGACTGTGTGGCCTAGCGCGGGATTCGCCATCGCCGCACCTTTCCAGAATGCGGGAGTGTCGTCGATCTTCTCGTAATTAGATGACCATTCATAGTAAGCGATGTCGTCGCCTTTAGCTGCGCTCATTCCGCGCTCGCGGAGCGCATTAAGGACGAGACTATGCTGGTCTCCAGCGTTACTGAGTGTCCAGAGCTGCGGATTCTTAGCGGCCATCATCGTATAGCGCAGCGAAGCCCACGTCGATTCATCTTTAAGCTCTCGGGTCTCATCGACGAAGACGGTCTCGGGCTTGGAGATACCGCGAGCAGCTGAGCCGCCAGCTTTAACCATGTACCGACCGCCGCCGAACTCGGATTTAAGTTCGATCTCTTCTGATCCATGCGCCCAGCGGATTCGCTTTACTTGTCTGGCCAGATGTTCGTTCTCTTCGATCATGTTAACGATGTCTCGGAATGTCTCCAGCGATGTCGTAAGTCGATGAGCTGTTCCGATCTGGAGTCCGTTCTCCCATAAGAAGAGACCAGCTAATGCCCTTACTTTCATGAGCGTAGTCTTACCCTGTTGTCTGGCTACGACGACGCAGACGAGCGGAGAATGCCAGCGGCCGTCTGGCTTCACGCGATGAGCTTCCATGGCGACGAACTTCTGCCAAGGTAAAAGCGGAAGCTTGATACTTTCGGCAAAATCGATCAATTCTTGGCCGCGTGACGGTAGATCCACGAGTTTAGAGTGGATTCTGGGAGTCGGAGAGCCTAGATAGAGTCCTGTAGTTCTCTCTAAATCCGATGTAGGCCGATCTGAGCCACTTTGAGGCTTCTGCTGTCCTTTCGAGTCTTCTGCGTGGCTATTCATGCTTTATCGAGTCGTTTGGTGGTGAAAGAAGACCTCGGG